CCTGCTGTCGTTACATCTACTTCACATGGTTATTCCAATGGAGATGAAGTTGTTATTACTGCTGTGGTAGGAATGACACAGGTTAATGGTAAAAGATTTTTAGTTGCAGGTGTAACAACAAACACTTTTCAATTAACAGATAAAGATGGAACAAATGTAAACAGCACAGGTTATACTGCTTATGGTTCTGCTGGAATTTCTAATAAAGTTTATGAAATTACCACTCCTTATACAACAGCTCAACTGTTTGATATTAAGTTTGCACAATCTGCTGATGTTATGTACATCACGCATCCTTCTCACGAAGTAGAAAAACTATCTCGGACAGCTCATACTACTTGGACATTAACTGATGTTGATTTTACCAATGGACCATTCATGGATGTTAATACAACAGCAACCACTTTAACACCAGCTTCTGCTGGAGTAGGAACAGGCGTTAATATTACTGCATCCGCAATTACAGGAATTAATGGTGGTGCAGGTTGGAAAACAACTGATGTGGGTAGACAAATTTATTTTAATGCTGGTTATGCAACAATCACAGCAAGAACAAATACTACAGTTGTGGTGGTTACTATTACTACAGCATTTACTAACACTAATGCTATTACTGCTTGGCAACTAGGATCATTTTCAGATACCACAGGTCATCCTTCTTGCGTTACCTTTTTTGAACAGCGATTAGTTTTTGCTGGAACAACAGATCAACCTCAAACCATATTCTTTTCTAAATCAGGTGATTATGAAAACATGGATGAAAATATTGGCGGAACAATAGCTGATGATGATGCTATCGTTTATACGATTGCTTCTAACCAAGTTAATGCTATTCGTTTTATGACAGCAACAAGAACTTTAATTATTGGTACAGCAGGGGGTGAATTTACTGTATCAGGCGGTGGTACAGATAGTGCAGTTACTCCAACAAATATTTTAATTAAGAAACAATCTAATCATGGTTCTGCAAATGTAGATGCAATAGCTGTAGGCAATGCAACATTATTTTTACAACGTGCTAAAAGAAAAATAAGAGAACTAGCTTATAACTTTGATGTAGATGGTTACACAGCACCTGATATGACTATCCTTGCCGAGCATATTACTGAAGGTGGATTAACACAAATTGCTTATCAACAAGAACCTAATCAAATTATTTATGGAGTTAGAAGTGATGGTGAATTAATAGGATTAACTTATCAAAGAGAACAATTAGTAACCGCTTGGCATAGACATGTTTTTGGTGGAAGATTTGGTATAGCAACACTTACAGTTTCAGATTATGCAAATATTGCAACTGGTACTAAATTAACTTTAACAAAATCAGATGGTACAACTGTTAATTTTACATCAACAACAGGTACTGCTGGAACAGATGAATTTAAAACTGAAACAAACAATGATGCTACAGCTACTAATTTAAAAACCGCCATTAATACTCATGCTGATTTTACTGCTACAGTAGCAAGTGCAGTTGTAACAATTACCGAAACATCACCTGGTGCAACAGGATATTTAACAATTAAAAGTTTTGATTCAACACGATTAACAGCAGTAAGTGAAAGTAAAGCAGCTATTGAAAGTGTTTCAGTTATACCAACTGATGATACTGAATATCAAGTTTGGGTTATTATTAAAAGAACTGTTAATTCAATTACTAGAAGATATGTAGAATATCTAAATGTATTTGATTTTGACCAAACAGATAACACAACATTTAATTTTTTAGATAGTGCGTTAAGTTATAGTGGTGTAGCAGTTTCAACTATTTCAGGTTTAGATCACCTTGAAGGACAAGTTGTAGGAATATTAGCTGATGGTGCAACACACCCCAATAAAACTGTAGCTTCAGGATCTATTACTTTAGATCGTTCATCTAAAAATGTTAAGGTTGGATTAAATTATACTTCTTTATTACAAACGATGAGACTAGATGCGGGATCTCAAGATGGCACATCTCAAGGTAAGACTAAAAGAATTTACGATATTACAGTTAGAATGTATGAAACAATAGGTGTAGAGGTTGGACCTAATTTAAATGACATGGAAAGAATACCTTTCAGAAGTTCCTCTGATCTTATGGATGAGGGTATTCCCCCATTCTCAGGAGACAAACAAGTTGAATTTAGAGGTAACTATGAAACAGATGGGTTTATCTATGTAAGACAAACTCAACCTTTACCTTTTACTATTTTATCGTTATACCCAAGGTTAGCTACCAATGACGGATAATAAACTACATATAGTTCCTTATACTGCTGAACATGGAAGATTTATCTTATCGTGTCAAATGAATCATAAGTTAATGGATAAAGACGCAGAGTTTGAAGGAGATGCTAAAAATTTAATACAAGATCATTTAGCTTTTACAGGTACTGTTAATGACAAGCCTATCTTTGCTGCGGGTATGAAAATAGTTTGGGGACAAGTTGCAGAGGGTTGGGTTATTGCTACGCAAGATGTTTGGAAACATCCACTAGCTGTAGCACGAGCCATTAAAAAAGATTTTAAAAAGGTGGCTAAAGAAAATAATATTAAAAGAGTTCAAACTGCTGTAAGAGTAGATTTTGATAAAGGTTTAAGATTTGCAAAGTGGTTAGGATTAGAGGAAGAGGGTTTAATGAAACACTATGGTTTTGATGGTTCAGACCAATACAGATATGCGAGGATTTTCTAATGAGTTGGCAAATGGCAGTAGTGGGTGCATTAGGTGCAGCACAGATACAACAACAAGGAGCTATTGGTAAATATAATCAATCTGTTGCTAATCGTAATGCTTTAGTTAAAGAACAAGAAGGTAAAATATTAGATGATAAATTAAATTTAGAACTTTCTCAATTTGATAAAAAATTTAAACAACTACAAGGAAGTCAAGTAGTTCAAACTTTAAAATCTGGAGCAGAATTTTCTGGAACAGCTAGAAATATACAATTATCAAATTTATATGAAGCAGAAGTAGAAAAAAATATTGCTAGATATAATACTGAAATAGGTAAAGCTAGAAAATTTGAAGAAGCTAATTTTGCTAGAATATCTGGTGAAGTTGCTAAACAACAAGCAAGACTTGCACAACTTGGAACATTAGCTCAAGTAGGAACAAGTTTATTAAGAATGAAAGATGTTACTTCATAATGAGAGATTATAAATCAGAATATAATAATTACCACTCTAAACCAAAACAAAAAAAGAATAGAGCTGGAAGAAATGGAGCAAGAAGAATTATGAAAAAAAAATATGGCTCTAGTATATTAGCTAGAGATGTAGATCACAAAGATAGAAATCCTAGAAATAACAGTATAGGTAATTTAAGATTACAATCCAAATCTTCAAATAGATCAAGGAATCAATAATGCCAAAAATACCTACATTTACAGCTAAAGGAACAATAACTAGTCAAGGACCAAGTGTTACTACTGATTTACAAATACCCCTAACACAAACTGTTGGTGCTGCCTTAGAGCCTATTTCAAAATATGTTGAGCAAGAATATATAAAAGAAAAAAAATTAGAAGAAAATAATAAAGTAGATAAATTAATATCTAATTCATATAAAGATAATCAAAATGGTCCAGTTGGATTTTTAACTTTATCAAGTGAAACTGGAAAAAATCCCAATCCATCTGATGCTTCTAATATCTATGATCAAGGTGTAGATAAATTATATAATTTTATATCTTCTAGTGAAGGACAAAATTTATCTCGTTTTGGTAAACAAATTTTTAAATCTAAATTTTATGGTTCAGCTGCACAATTAAAAGCAAATGCTTTACTACAATCAAGGAAAGAACAATTTAAAGAATCTTCTGATGTTGATAGCGATTTAATAACACAAAAAACTATTGCTCTTTCTTCACTTCCTGATGGTTCAGGATTAGATCAAATCTATAATGAAATAGATATAAGATTAGATTCTAACCCATATTACAATGAACAACCGCAACTTAAAAATGATGTTAAGAAAAAATATCAACAATTTTCCGCATCTGCTGTTGCAAATAAAATGTTATTAACTCAACCAGATCTTTTAAAAAAACAATTACAAGAAGGTAAATATAATATTTTAGAATCAAAAGATATAATTGAACTTTCTACTAAAGCAGATGAAGTAATCAAAGGACAGAAGTTTGATTTTCTCCTTTCTGATTTAAAAATATTAGATGGTAAAATTGGATTAGATATTATTAATGATTTTAAAGGTGTTAAAGAAGGAACTTTTAATGGTGATGTAAATAAAATTAGATTATTTGAATCTTTAAATCCTTTAGAAAAAAAAGAATTAATTAAATTAGCTGAAACTCAAAGATCAAAATCTAATGCTGAAATTAATAATATTAATACTGGTATTAGAAATCAATTAAGAGATGAAGCTATACAAAATTCTGTAAGAGTTTATGATAGTTATAGAACAAAAGGTATATTTAATTCCGCAGAAATTAATCAAGTGTTTGGTGATTATGAGGATGATATTAACACTTCTACTAAACAACAATTTATAGAACTGTCAACAAAACAAGGAAACAATGAATT